AAGTTAAACAAGGTCTATGCAGCAGATGAGCTAGGAAGCGGTGGTGGAAACCATGAATACACAATATACAAAAATGGTCAATAACCCATCACTAAAGTGATGGGCTTGTAAAAGCTCGATATTGACTACCCTAAGTCTTAACTGACTACGTTATATAAGCCATAATACCCATGAGCGTTTATCCTAACTTGTGGCTCTATCGTTTAATATTAAACAATCCTATTGGGTAGGGATAGTGTATTAAGCTTAACAAACTTATATAACATTGGGTAAGGGTAACAACTCTGAAAGGAGGTAGACTTTATTTTAGTCTACATTTTAAACAAAGATGGCAAACCATTAATGCCTTGTAAGCCACAAAAAGCAAGAAAATTGCTAAAACAAGGTAAAGCAAAAGTAGTTAAAAAGTCACCATTTACTATTCAATTATTATATGGCTCAAGTGGCTATAAACAGCCAATAACATTGGGTGTAGATGCAGGAAGCAAAGTTATAGGGCTATCTGCTACAACTAATAGGCAGGAATTATTTTCAGCAGAAGTAGAACTAAGGAACGATATAGTAGAATTGTTATCAGATAGAAGAGAGTATCGTAGAAGTAGACGTAATCGTACTACAAGATATAGAAAGCCAAGATTTTTAAACAGGGTTAAAAGCAAAAATAAGGGTTGGTTAGCGCCTTCAATAGAAAATAAGATACAGACACATTTCAATATAGTAAATAAAACTTATCAATTACTGCCTATAACTAAAATAATAGTTGAAACAGCAAGTTTTGATATACAGAAGATTAAAAATCCTGACATAAATGGAACAGAATATCAACAAGGAGAACAATTAAATTTTTGGAATGTACGAGAATATGTATTCTGGAGAGATAATCACGAATGCCAAATATGCCATGGCAAATCAAAGGATAAGATATTAAATGTTCATCATATTGAAAGTAGAAAAACAGGTGGAGATAGTCCTAATAATTTGATAACCTTATGTGAAACTTGCCACAATAAGTACCATCAAGGGAAAATCAAAGTAACAATTAAACGTGGTAATAGTTTCAGAGATGCTGCTTTTATGGGAATTATGCGATGGACATTTTATAACAGACTTAAAGAAATATATCCTAATGTTAATATGACTTATGGGTATATAACAAAGAATACTAGAATTAGTAATAACTTAGATAAAGCACATAGAATTGATGCGAGATGTATTAGTGGTAATCCTACAGTAAAACCTTTAGACGATTGGTATAAGATTAAGCAAGTAAGAAGACATAATAGACAAATTCATAAAGCAAAAATCTTAAAAGGTGGAAGAAGAAAATTAAATCAAGCATCATATGAGATAAAAGGATTTAGATTATTTGATAAAGTTAAATACAATGGTCAAGAGTGTTTTATATTTGGAAGAAGGTCAAGTGGTTATTTTGATATAAGAAGATTAGATGGAGAAGTAATTCATAGGAGTGCTAATTATAAGAAATTAGAATTAATTGATAGAAGAAAAAGTTTATTATTAGAAAGGATGTGAATTTGGCTGTTTCCTCACATGACTAAAGTCACGTGTCTCCACAGCCAAATATATGAAAATCATTAATTATGAGAATGTTGGCACGGAGTACCACTGAATTAATTAATGATTTTAGTAATCGCATAAGGGATATTATGGCTGTAGCGGTATCAGTTCATGCGTAACCTGTGGACGCATAGATATGGCATGGTGGCGTGGTTCAACTCCACGATATCCCATTTGCTTCAAAGCCGGTCGCTTGTTTGCGAGTGGCAGGATGAATGTCCAGTGGCATTATATCGTCTATGAGATGTGACAAGAAAATATCTTGCTTGCGTCATATCGAAAAACTTGGCATAGGTTATTAGTCGTAAAATCGTGCATATTGCAAGAGTGCAGGTTTCCTGTGCTTGCGGTTATGAAGTAACTTAACTGCATTCGTGCATCACATGGCGTTTATATGACCGCAAAATTGTTTTCGGTGTCTAACGATCAAAACCGAATTGCACCGCCTGGTTCACCGTGAAAACGGGTGCTTAAAATACCGGTTCGATTCCGGTATGGTGCAAGAGACTTTCAACCTTGTTGACGGCAGGACAAAATGTCAAGTAGTGCGTCGGGCGTTAACTAAACGACATAAAATAAAATCAGTTAACCTCTGCTTGCCGGAGCAACTAAACCGGTTGGGTCTGGCATATGCCCTAGAATGTCGTTTTGGTATACGTTTTATCATGTTTGTATTGCTAAAATCAATGCAAATTTACGAAGCCGTATCACTTTGACATATGCCATTATATAATTCATGGTTTCCGGATAAACCGGGTTGCACTATCTGGCTGCTGAACAATTTGCGCAGGATTTCAGGACGGTTCGATTCCGCCCAGTGCATTGACTGTATAATCCACATGATTGTAATTGTTAACTATGGTCCATGCAAGTTATAGAAGACAATATGTATTTGACATTCACTATGTATCGTACTAGAAAGGAGTAATCCTATTGGATTGGAAGGATAAAGTTATTGAGTTGAGAAAATCAGGTGTACAATGGGCTGATATTGCGGAAGAAATTAAGGAGTATTTACCTGACTTGACGGCAACGCAACGGAATAATAAGGCACGAAATTTTTATAGGTTTAGTGCGGAAAATTACTGTAAAAAACCTATAGAAAAAGCGAACACAGTTAAACATAAGCAAGAATTTGATATCATTGAAACGCTTAAAAAAGGAATTTCAGTCGCTGAATTATCGAAGATATTGAACATATCAAATACTGCCGCCGTAGCTGTCCTGGATGACATTAAGACGCAAGGATATAACGTTCAGCGAATTGGAGATGAAGTAAAAATCTCAAATATCGTCGTCCCTTCCGAGAATAAGGTTGTTCAGCCATGGAGTGGAGAAAAGATAATTCGATTCGGCTTGGTTGGAGATTCCCATGTTAATAGCAAATATGTGCAGTTGACACATCTTCACAAACTATACGATATTTTCCAATCCGAAGGTATAGATACTGTATACCATACCGGAGATATTGATGAGGGAGAACAGATGCGCGCCGGACATCAATATGAATGTTATACACAGGGTGCTGACGACCATGTAAGAGAAATTATTCGAGTATACCCAAAACGAAAAGGCATAGTTACAAAGTTCATCACGGGAAACCACGATGCTTCAATCATTAAACGGTGTGGTTATGATATCGGTTATCCTATCGCGAAAAGCCGTGAAGATATGGAATATCTCGGGCAGGCAAGCGCAGTAATTAATCTTACGCCAAACTGTACGCTAGAGTTGAGACACCCCATTGACGGCACAGCATATGCAATTTCATATAAAATGCAGAAAATGATTGAAAGCATGAGTGGCGGAGAGAAACCGAATATTCTTGCCGTGGGTCACTACCACAAGGCCGAATATATTTTCTATCGAAACGTACATACTTTTCAAACAGGCTGCACACTTGCACAAACTCCATGGATGAAAGGCAAAGGGATTGCTGCACATATTGGAGGTTGGATTGTTGAAGTTCATGTTGATGATGAAGGAACAATTACGAGATTAAAACAGGAATATATACCGTTTTACAAAGCAATAAAGGAGGATTGGCTTAACTGGCGATGAATGAGATGTGTAACATGAAAGAAATTTGGAAAGATATTAATAATTACGAAGGATTTTACCAAATTAGCAATTTGGGAAGAGTAAAAAGTCTTGAAAGAGTTGTTCATAGGCAACATAACCATGATTTACGTGTTGCTGAGAAAATACTCAAAAACGGCACGTACCCTAATGGATATAAATATGCAAGACTTCACAGGGATGGAAAAACAGAAAACGTACTTATACATAGGCTTGTTGCGGTTGCGTTCATAGAAAACAAAGAAAATCTACCAATTATCAACCATAAAGACGAATGCAAAAGCAATAATTCATTTGATAATTTGGAATGGTGTAATCATAAATACAACACTAATTACGGCTCGTGCATAGCTAAAATGAAAGCAAATGTAGACATCCAAAAAAGAGCAGAAAAAATTTCAAAACATGTTTTACAACTTGATATACATGGCAATGTATTAAAAGAATGGAAATCAATAACCGAAGCAGAAATATCAATTAACCAAAAAAGTGGGACAGGCAATATATCTAAATGTTTAAGAGGCAAACAGCCAAAAGCTTACGGATATATTTGGCGTTACGCTGCATAGGAGGGTATTATGAGCGACATGGTTAATCATCCATCTCATTATACAAGTGGTAAAATTGAGTGTATAGATGCTTTAGAATCTGCTACTGAAGGATTAACTGGTATTGAAGCTGTTTGTACCGCCAATGCAATTAAATATCTTTGGCGATGGAAGCAGAAAAATGGCGCGGAGGATTTGCGTAAAGCTAAATGGTATATTGATAAACTAATTGAAAAACAGGAGGATCATCCATGTTAATTTATGTATCGCATCCATTTTCAAATAAACCGAAAAACAAGGATAAAGTCGAAGAAATTGTTCGAACTCTTACGCTCTTACATCCGGAGAATATCTATATCAGTCCAATACATACTTTCGGTTTTTTATACGAAGATGTCAGCTATGAAACCGGTCTGGAAATGTGTTTTAAGCTACTTGACAAGTGCGATAAGATACTTCTATGTGATGATTGGAAAAACAGCCGTGGATGCACAGCAGAAGCCTTGTATGCGGAGTTTAATCACATTGAGCGTGAGGAATTAAATAAATAAAGGATGTTTTATGAGAAAACAAGATATATATAAGCGAATTCAAAAATATTGCATTTCCCATTTTCGGAAGTTAAATCAAAGTGATTTTGTAATTGGCAATGCTCCACTTAATCGAAAATGCCACTTAAATGCAGTACAAGCCGTCAAGGAAGGTAAGGCAGCCAAGGTATTCTCCTGCTACACCTTTGACCGCAGCAACAACTCCCAGTGCATCCATTTTATTAATCAATTGGAAACTGGCAAGTTCCAAGATAATACTTGGGGATGGCTATATGAATGGTGCGATTATTACATAATCAGAGAGATTGCTCCGGATGAATACTCTCATATCTGGGATGCACTTGAAAACACTCGGGAATCTATCGTAAAAATCAATTCAAGTCGGTTCGAGAGGTTTATTTTACGGATTAAATCTGATGAATGTCTTTAGGGATGTAATGAGATGGAGGAATCCAATGTTTGATATCGAAAAAGCTAAATCCAAAGGTATGGATGCCAGGACTATTGAAATTCTACAATCTATCAATGAAAATACTGCTAAGCGAGAATCCTGCACTCTCCATGAGTTTGAGCATATTGACAGCAGTCCTTTTAAATATCGTTGCAAGAATTGTGGATGTGTTGAGGATGGTGGGTTTGTGTTGGCATATAAGCAGGGATTGAAGCATGGGAGGGAGACGATCTAATGGATTTATTGCCAGAGATGAAAACTATGTTTAAACAAATTCAAGAACTTGAGAAAAAGAGAGCAGGATTAATAGAGGAAGCCTTTGGGATTGACAGAGAAATCACAAAATTAATAAATGTATTTAACGTCGAGGTAATTCACGGAAACAACCACGTTGGAATAGATGATTTTATAGAACCATGCCGTCAA